CTTGCCTTAGTTCGTCAGGAGGACGAAACAGTTCAGATCTCCGAAGGTGATATCCCTATTGTAGGCCTGATTCGTATTGAGGGCGAAACAGTTCAGATAGCTGAAGGTGATCTTCGCTTCCTCGGTAAGGTGAAACAGGAAGACGAAACTGTTCAAATCTCCGAAACCGACCTTCACTTCTTGGGTAAGGTAAAGGTCGAAGATGAAACAGTCGAGATATCCGAAGGTGATATTAGTGTTATAGGTCTAGTACAAGTTGAGGGTGAGACTGTACAAATTTCCGAAGGTGATATTACTGTTCTAGAGTTAGTACGCCTTGAAGGAGAGACTGTCCAGATCTCAGAGGGCGATATTCGGGTTATGGCCCTGGTTAGGCTTGAGGACGAAACAGTCCAAATTGCTGAAGACGACATTAGAGTTGTCGGTCTAATCAGGCAAGAGGATGAGACCGTTCAGATAGTGGAGGGTGATCTTCACCTCCTAGGTAAGGTTAAGCTTGAGGATGAAACAGTTCAGATAGCCGAGGGGGACCTACACCTCCTGGGTAAGGTGAAGGTTGAGGATGAGACTGTTGAGATATCCGAAGGCGACCTTCACTTCGTAGGTAAGGTTAGGGTCGAGGACGAGACTGTTCAGGTATCTGAGGGAGATATCCGAGTTGTTGGTCTAATCAGACAAGAAGATGAAACTGTTCAAATATCCGAAGGTGATATAAGGGTTGTTGGTCTGCTTAGGCAAGAGGATGAGACCATTCAGATAGTGGAAGGAGACCTTCACTTACTAGGGAAGGTTAAGGTTGAGGACGAAACAGTAGAGATAGCCGAGGGGGATCTTCATGTCCTAGGGAAGGTGAAGGTTGAGGGTGAAACCATCCAGATATCCGAGGGTGACATCCACACTCTGAGTTTGGTTCGTCTTGAGAACGAGACTGTTCAGATACCTGAAGTCGACATAGTTGTTCGAACATTGCTCCGTCTAGAGGGTGAGACGGTCGAGATTTCTGAAGATCAGATACGAGCCATGGATCTGGTTCGTATTGAGAATGAGGTTGAACAGCTCGTTGAAAACGTCCTGGCTGTAAGAGGTCTGGTTCTAGTTGAAGCTGAAACAGTTCAGATCACAGAAGCAGACCTCAACATCGGTGGGTTGATAAGGGTCTTCGGTGATACTATTGAAGTCGCCGAAGTAGATCTACACTTTCTAGTTGCCATAACTGGTGGGCCTCCTACGCTGGTTATAGCTGATGTGATATTCGTACCAGGATCTACGAGAGACCTAATACTTGAGGATTCCGTTAGAGATGTACAACTCAGCAACGTAAGGAGAGACATTAAATGACTACTACCGAACTAAAGGCCGACTTCTATATCGCTCAGGGTGATACTGGTCCATCCATAGTGGCAACACTAGTGGATGAGGATGGTGACGTAATTGATCTGACAGGGCTTGTGGATACTGACGTTAAGTTCCACATGATCGACCCTAGCAGTTCGACTGAGAAGGTAGATAACAACTCCGACACCTCCGTTCTTACTCCTAAGACAGACGGTAAGGTCCAATACGACTGGCAAGCGGGCGATACTGATACACCAGGACTCTTTGACGGAGAGTTTCAGGTTAACTTCCCTGGAGGTCAGATCATCACCTTCCCTAACTACAGATACTTCACTATTCAGATCAGAGAAGAGGTCTCTTAAGATACTAGTGTATACGAACCTCGCGGTGTGTCATAAAGACTGACTTTATAATGGAGAGAGTGATGGACATCAAAGACCTTGTACCAGCCGACGAAAGACGAGTTGGGTATCTAGTTCCTCTAGATAACATCAGTCTAGCCGATAAGGATGATGGGACAGCCACTAGCTGGATCCACGCGATGCCTGTGGGAGAGTACGAGCATCCCTTCTATGGAAAAATAGCCTTCACTGCTGAGCGTATTGAACGCTTTGCAGCAGGTGTTATGTCCAAAGTCCGTGGCATTGATATTTCCATCGACTATTCACATGACGCACTTGGTGAAGCTGCAGGGTGGGTAACCGCAGCAGATTCACGTCCCGGCGGTCTATGGCTAATGGTCGAGTGGACCAAAGCTGCAGCCGATCGCATTAGGGACAAGAAGTACCGATATTTCAGTCCTGAGTTCGCTGATGAATGGACGGACGCTAAGGGAAAGAAACACAAAGATGTCCTAATAGGAGGTGGCCTAACAAACCGACCGTTCCTAAAAGACCTTCTGCCAGTAAATCTGTCGGAGGTTCTCGGAAAACAAGAAAAGGAGGAGGTTCTATCCATGTCGGATGAACTCCTTTCGAAGGTTCGGGAGCAGCTCGAGCTGGACGAAAAGGCTACAGATAAAGAGGTCCTTGAGGCCCTCACTTCTGGGCTAAAGGCTCCAGTCGAGAAGCCCGAGCTTAAGGAAGAGAAGCCTGTTCCACCGGTGGTCATGACAGAGAGTGAAAAGAGGACTCAAGAGGAGAACAAGCAGCTGCTAGGGCGCATCGACGCTCTAGAGGCTGGTGCTCAGCTCAGGGAAGTCACTTTGCATCTCAAGGAGTGGCAGCGTGGTGGAGAGGCTGGGAAGCATGGGCTCCCTCCTGCACTCAACGAGGATGTGCAGAGCGTGTTGCTTAGCATGCCTTCAGCTCTGGTGCCAAAGGTCACGGAGATGCTCGATAAGATCATCGAGAATGGCCTTGTACCCTTGCAGGAGACCCCTGTAAGGTCTAAGCGCTCGACTGATGGTGGCGAGGAAACCGCGACTGAGGCATTCCTTAAGAGAGTGAAGGAGCTTACAGGCGAGGATATGGATGAGGTTGAGGCGTATGCTGAAGCTTCTCGTGACTCTGACCTGTATGGTGCCTATCGCGATGAGCAGCATGCTCTCGCTGAGGAAGAAGAGGAGGTCACGTAATGGGAGTTGGTGCACACCAGATCCTCGATAAGGCCTTCGAAGCCAACGAAGCACTACCGCAGTATCGATTCGTCAAGCTGGTAACAGGTGAAGAACGTGATGTGGATCTGTGCGATACAGCAGGCGAAGGGATGATTGGTGTTGTTCAGTCAGAAGTGACTGCGGATGACGCTACTAACAGCCGCTTTGTCAACATCCGCATGATGGGGGTTAGCGTTGTTGAAGCAAGCGCCGCCATCACTAAGGGTGACATTGTTACGACTACGAACGCAGGCAAAGCCAAAACTGGAGTCTCAACTGAGATCGCTCTGGGAGTGGCACTCGACGACGCTGGTGCGGATACAGATCTGATGGCAGTTCTGCTTGTCCAAGCCGGCCATATAATTGCTTAGGAGGTGATGCTGAATGGCCGTTTATGATCCAAGTGGTGGTGGCGATGTTCATATTGACAAAGTCCTCACTAATATCAGCCTCGCCTACCCTAACAACGGGCTGGTCGGAGACGTTCTCTTCCCTACTGTTAGAGTAGCGAAGCAGTCCGATCTCTACTACGAGTTCGGGCAAGAGGGCTGGCTGCCCGAGGATGATCACAGGGCTCCGGGAACGGAAGCCATTGAGATTCCTGGGTTGACAGTTAGTACTCACCCGTACTATGCCCTGGAACGATCACTGCAGATTGCAGTCACTGACGAGGAGCGTCAAAACGCCGATCGTCCGCTTGATCCTGATCGCGATGGAACCGACCTGGTTACTTCGAAGATCATGCTAAGGCGAGAGCAGCGAATGCAGGTGATGGTGCACACAGCAGCGAACTATGTCGCTGCGCACACTGTCACTCTTTCAGGTGCTGCTCAGTGGGACGTGTACGCTACCTCGACGCCGATTATCGACATCAAAACTGGACTGAGACAGGTCCACAGTGCTCTGTTCATGGAGCCCAACACTGCGATAATCCCGTACGAGGTGATGACTCAGCTTGAGGACCATCCGGACTTCATTGAGCGCATCAAGTACTCACAGACAGGTATCGTGACCGCTGATTTGATTGCAGCCGTAGTGGGTTTGCAGAACATCGTGGTTCCGGGACTTGGTTTCGACTCATCAGGGAACCCTGGTGGCTCTGCAACTCTCGCCTATCTGTGGGCTAAGGACGTCGTTCTAGCTTGGGTCCCGCCACGAGCAGGTCTCAGACTACCGTCGTTTGCGTACGAGTTCAACTGGCGATACCCAGGTGGGCAGGTGCAGGTAGCTGACAGGTGGCGTGAGAAACGACGTAAGAGCGACATCATCAGGGTGTCACGTCGTTATGACCTTAGGTTCATCGCTGTTGATGGCTCAGGCGACTCAACCGCTGGATACCTGATCAAGGATGCAGTAGCCTAAAGGAGGTTTGGCGACCCATGGCAAAGATGCTTGAAACCGGTCTCAAGGTAGACGGGGAGTTCTTCCCCGCCGGAACCCTCATGAGCAAGCTGACGAAGGTAGCTAAGGAAGCAGCTAAGGATGCTGACATACTTATCAATCAACCGTTAGCTCCTAGGGAGGACGAGCCTGAAGAAGAGACCACTGAAGAAGAGTAATGCCCACACGCATTACATCAGCTGACGTACAAGTCTGGCTAGAGCCGACTAAGCTGCGTATAGACTCAGGCGACTCGCTGGCGGAGGAAATTCCAGCCAGCGAGATCGTCTTGTCTAAGCTAGCCACTCGGTTCGATACTTCAGGCTGGATAGATGAGACTGACACACCAGATCTGGTTCGCCAGGTCATCGCGATGTTGGTTGCCAGCTTTAGGTACAACTCAATATACTCGGAAACGGAGGATGCTGGAAATCCTTATGCAGATAAGCTCAAGGATATGGCGGATAATCTTATCATGGGAATCCTTGATGGGAGTATCGACCTTATTGATGAGCCTCTACAAGGACCTGCCGTTACCGGTACACTAGAGTTCTTCCCCACAGACAAGACTGGCGCGGATGACCTGTCACCGTTCGGACCTGAAGAGGGCGTTAGGTTTAAGATAGGTACGGTGTACTAATGATGCAGGTGATGGTTGCTAACCCAAACGCTTTAGCCTTGCTCAGCAGAGACATACAGAGGCTGGGTAATGATTTGAAGGGTCAGACGAGAATGCGTGGAGCTTGGGCACGCGTTAGGGATGAAGTGATGATCCCCTCTATTCGGCAGAACTTCGATATGGAGGGACGTCCCAGTAGATGGGAACCTCTCTCACCTGTTACCCATGAGCGAGCCCCTAGTCGTGTAGGTATTCTAAATGTAACTGGACAGTTGAAAAGATCGGCCACCGCCAAGAGGCGTTTCAAAATCCTCAAGAATGAGATGACCTATGGTAACTGGCCTGAGCGTCGTTGGTTCGGCCCCGTACACGACTTTGGTCTCGGTGGTGTGCCTCAGCGTCAGTTCGTAATGATCCAGCAGCCTGAAGACTCAACCCAAATAGGTGAGATCCTTATGGAGTGGGTTGAGGATATGGTCAACAGGAACATCAGGCTGCACTACTCATAATGGCTCAAACAGACACACTCACCACACCAACGCAGGCCATTATCGATCTGCTAAAGCAGAAGTGGAAGACCCTAGGGCTAAGTACTCCTGATGACATCTACTATGGTGATGAGCAGAGATATCTCAGGTATCCAGCCATAGCTGTAGAGGCTACGGCTCTGGCAGCGGAGCCTACCTCCACTCAGATGCGTATGACTAATACGATTGTCATCTATGTTTTCGTATACGAAGGTTCTCTCAAGAATCAGGAGGTAAAGCGAAAGGACCGTGATGAGCGCGCTGAGGCTGTGAGGGATCGTATCCACACGGACCGCACGTTGGGAGGCATCCTGGCTCACATAAATGTAACCAATATTGAGCCTGGCGTTTCTGTAATAGGCCAGGACCATGTGTTGGCTACTAGACTTACCCTAGAGGGGATATCAAAGACGGAGTTGTAAATGGTAACAATCAATAACAAGACCAAACGAAACCTTGTTGTTAACGGCCTTGGACTAATAGAGCCTGGCAGCAACACGTTCACGACTGCTCAAGTGAAGGCATTTGAGCTACTGGCAGGCAAGAAACTGTCAAGCCTAGAAAGCGACGCTTTAGAGGTTAAGACAACAACAAAGAAAGGAGATGACTAATGGTAGTTGGCATTGGTGGTGCGGGCTCTTTTGGAATGGCTCTTGAAGCCGTCGCTGGTACGTACCTGGCACCCACACAGTTCCTTCCCATTCGTAGTGAGTCATTGAACTTCGTTGACGAAGTTCAGTACACTCGCCCGATCATGGGAGTGGTAGATCCGGTACACGCGGTTCCTGGACCACAGAAGGTAGAAGGCGACGTTGAGTTTGAGGTTCTGTCCTCTGAACTGGCGTTTATGCTCCACGGAGCTAGGATGACAGTGGTTAAGACTGGAGGCCCTGACTTCAAATATGTCTTTACCCCATCATCTGCTGCAGAGGCACCCCTCAAGACATTGTCCCTTACGATTGTTCGCAACAACATTGTGTTCGGTTATGCGGGGTGTGTTGTAGGTGGTCTGGAGTTCACTGTGGATAACGGTGTGTTCGTCTGTACCATGAACATACTGGGTGAGTCGGAAGGTACTGAGTCAGCACCCACAGAAGTCTTTCCAACGGATGTTCCGTTTGGTGCTGATGACTACACCATCGAGATTCCAACCGCTTCGTCGGTTACTGATGTCGATACCTTCACCTGGAGTCTGGATGATAGTGCGGAGGCAGTCTACCGTCTAGGTAACGCTCAGCAAGCAGCTTTCGTGAAGTTTGGTGAGCGTACGGTTACCTTGTCGGTAGAGCGCGACTTCGAGAGCAAGACCGACTATGATGCCTTTAAGGCATTGACTGCTCAGGAGATCAGGATTCTGGTCTCCAAGTCAGCTACTGACCAGGTTGAGATCTTCACACGATCAGCAATCAAGAGTTCGTATGAGGTGAACCTGTCTAGTCAGGGTGACTTGCTTAGAGGTGCTATTGAGTACATGGGCAAGTACGACTTCGCCGAAACGGAGTCGTTCGAGATCACGGTTGACGCAGCTATCGATATCACGCCGTAAAACAACAACATAGGAGGAACAGGAATGCCTGTAGCGACCACGTCTCCTGAGGAGACACAAAGGCACGACCTTAAGTCATTAGATGGGGCTTTTGTTGAGCTTCGTTCCATGACCTATGGTGAGTGGCTTCACAGACGAGATATGGCCACCAAGATGGCCATCGAAGGAGATCCTCGAAAGAGAGACTCCAAGGTGACCATCGATGCCATTCAGACTGAAACAACGTTGTACGAGTTCAGCAAGTGCATTGTTAACCACAACCTGACGGATGCTCAAGACAAGCAGTTGAACCTGGGTGAGAGGAAGGACTTCTCACAACTGCATCCTAAGATCGGAGAAGAGATCAGTGGATATATTGGGGAAATGAACATATGGGAGAGTGAGCAAGAAGAGCTTTTTACCGAATAAGGCGAAGCGTGGTGATGTCCGCTGAACCTGATCAAGAGGTAGCTGCCCTTGTAACCTTGACGAACATGTGTCAGACCTTTCATTGTTTGCCTGGTTCGGGGGGCCTATGGGATCAGCACCCATATATAGTGGAAAGCATGAAGCTAGTGATGATGGCACAAAACGAGAAGACAGATAAAGGCACCTAGAGAATGGCGTTACTGACACGAGAGCTTGAGCTGATAATTATAGCTCGAGATCATACGCAGTCTACCACTGCGCGTGTGGCTGGTGCTCTTACATTCATTGGTGCCGCCATCACTAGGATGGGTCTCGCCTGGGCTGACACCCTCAAGGACATGACCAATGAGGCTATTGATTTTCGTAATGGAGCCGCGTTAGCCTTCACTCAGATGTTTGAGACGGGCACCGCTACCATTGAAGATATTGAGCAGGCCATGCTCAGGGTAGGTAGAGAAGTACCTGTTCCCTTCGAGGAGATGTCGGAAGCTATGTTCGACATCTTCTCGTCCATAGAGGCTACTGTCCCTGAGGCAGAGGCCATTCTACGTGCTGTCTCTCAAGCAGCCGTTGCAGGACAGACGGACGTTCGTGGTGCTATGGTCCCAACCATAGCCATGATGAATGCCTTTGGTCTTGGTGCTGAGGATATCGGGTTCATTCTTGATCAACAGTTCACCACCGTTCAGCGTGGTATTCTGACTTACGATGAGTTCACACAAACCATAGGTAAGGTCATACCTGCCGCGAAATCCTCAGGTCAGTCGATTGAAACTATGGGTGCTACCGTAGCGTTCTTGACAAAGAACGGACTTAGTGCTGCTATGGCGGGTACTTCTGCAGCACGAGCGTTTGAGTTGTTTGCTCAGCCCAAGACGGTTAAGAACCTAGAGGATATGGGGATTGCAGTAAGAGATTCCACTGGGGAGTTCCGTCAGATAAACGAAGTACTTGAAGATATGGATGTGATCTTCGGTGATCTAACGGCTCCAGAGCGTAAAGAGGCATTCATTGACATCTTTGGTCAGGGTCGGATTCAGGCACGTAGGTTCTTTGACATCGCCATTCCAAACTGGCGGGAGTTTAACACCCTAGTTGACGTGTTCACCTCTGAAGAGACAGTAGGCGCCATGCGGAGAGCCTACGATATCATGATGGACCAGCCTCGTCAGAAGATAGATGCCTTGCTGAACAGATGGCAAGCTCTCCGATTTGAGATCGGCATGCATTTCATTCCGCTGTTGGAAGATAAGGTTATTCCCTTCTTCGATGATCTGCTCAGCATTTGGGAAAACCTTGACAGTGTCATGAAAGGTAACATTGCTAGATGGGCAGCCATTGGAGCCATCGCCACAGTCGCTTCTGGTATCTTTATCGTCATCGTAGGTATTGGTCAACTTCTGGCGGCAGTCTTTGGTGCCTCTGGATTTTTTGGCACCCTTCTTGCGATAGGTCGTCCTCTACTTAAGTTCCTGGGATGGGTTGGGTTGTTAGCTTCGCTGGCAATTCTGGTTGTCAAGAACTGGGACAAGCTCGTTGTCTTCTGGGATAGCACCCTTAGGCCCGCTGTCAAAAAGGTCATTGAATTCTTCCGTCCTTTGATCGAGGACATTATTGGTAAGTTTCAGGACAAGTTTGACGATCTGCTTGTGTTCTTTCAGGATCTGGGCATACGTTGGTTGGAGTTCATAGATGAGTTTGTCCCTGAGATAATAAGACGCTTCAAAGACCTACCCAAAGACATTGAGGCTATCTTCCAGAAGGCTGGCGATGTCATAGGTCCGTTCTTCGACGCTCTAATAGCTCTAACTAGCTTCATAACCGATGTGCTGATAGCAGCCCTGACGAACGAGGACTTCCTAGATACTCTCGAGTTCATATGGTCCGTCGCTAGTGGAATAATAGAGGGCACGCTGGAAATAATGGAAGGCGTTCTCACAATCTTTGCCGCCGTTCTAGAGGGGGACTGGGGAGCAGCCTGGGATGCGTTCCTAGAGATATTTATAAGCATCTGGGACATCATCATGGAAAAAACCGAAGGTATCAGAGCGTGGTTCGTAGAAGTCTGGGGTGGGATCATGACCTGGTTCCATGACCTCTGGTTTGATGCTTGGAACGCAGTAAAGGACTTCTTTACTGGCATCTGGGACGGAATTGTGGACTTTGCCGGTGGAGTCGTAGACTGGTTTCAGAACACCTGGAATTCTGGTTGGGAAGCGATAACGAACTTCTTCTCTAATATCTGGACGGGCATTAAAGATTTCTTTATAGCGGTCTGGGAGGGAATAGTTGATTGGTTCCAAGACCTGTGGGAAAACCGTGTTGTTCAATTCCTGGTAATAGTACTACAGATCATCTATGAACTCTTTCGTATTGCCTTTGAGTTGGTCCTCGTTGTCATTGTTGGAGCAGTGATGGGGATGTGGAACACCATTGTAAACACCTGGAATAACATCACGAGGTTCCTTGGGGTTGCCATGTTGATTATTAAAACCCTTATCGTAGGGGCATGGAACATTATCTTTCCTATCGTTAAGACGGTAGTGACGAACATTTGGCGCACCATCGTTTTTTGGTTCAACAGAGCGAGAGACTTCCTTAGTGGTGTCTGGCGCGTAATAAAGGGTATCATCATCGGGGCGTGGAATATTATCGCACCTACCGTTAAGCGCATAGTAGGAGATATATGGAGGTCGATTATTTTCTGGTTCAACCTCATCAAGGGGTGGTTAGGGACTATGTGGAACAACCTTAAGACCGCAGCCGGTATCGTTTGGGAACAGATTAAGGACAAGATCGTCGACCCTGTTATAGACGCCTATTGGGGAATTGTCAGATGGTTTAACAAGATTAGGGACAAGCTTAGCTGGCTGCTTGACGAAGCAATTAAGTTTGTGTCGAAGATTCTAACCTGGCTGCAAAAGCTCAACCCTTTCTCTTTCCACTCTACTCCAATTGCTATTACCGTCCTGCAAGGGTTTGATATGTTGAGCAGCAACATGGCCGCTGCACTTGATGCTATCGAAAAGGATACTAGGGATCGAGTAATACGTATTAGGGACGAGGTCGGTAACCTTAGGAAGATAAGTCCTGAGATAGGAGGAGGAGGCGCCCTAGCACTAGCCTCAGCTGGTGGACCTTCAATCGAGATAAACGTGACCACTCTATCAGAA